GAATTGTTCAAATTCAAGTAATCCGCACCGCAGTTCTCGCCATTGTTACAGTTACCGCCGACAAGGGCGACCGCAGGGAGCAGGAACACCGCCCGACACCGCACCCTATATCCCTATATTCATTTTTTAAAACGACCACACCGCCTAACGGCGGGAATAGCGGAGGCGTTCCCCCTCCGTTCCTCCCCCTGCTGCTTACGCAGCGATAGGCTGTTCTAAGAAAACGGACGCACCGATGTGCCAGTTCGCATAGCCCGCAGAACCGTTCAAATACAAGTAATCCGCACCGCAGGTCTCGCCATCGTTACAGCTACCGCCGACAAGGGCGACCGCAGTTATTCCGGCGTTCCACCAAAAATAATCACAAGTGTATGTGCTACTGCTGCCACCCGTCGAATTGACGATGCGTCCGAATCTGCTTGATTTTGTTCCTTTCTGATAACCGTTGCCGGATGATGTGAATGTGATTCCGACCTTTTCAAAGTCCTTTCCTGTCAGATTGTACGGCGGTGTCATCTTTGCAAGAATCTCCCCACCTACCATCAACAGACCGTTGATTCTATCCCAACGGTTGCCCCACGGTTTTTCCATGTAGAACACTTTGACCTCATGTGTCGTGTCGTTGTAGCCGAAAAACTGTCCTTTTCCGGTGAGTGTTCCTGTTGCAAGGTGTCCGTAATTCTTTGACGAATCGTTCACATATCCGGTTGTCTGCCCCTGTCCGAATGCTGTCTGTGAATTGTCTGTCTTTGACATAATCTTGAGCATACAATTCAACAGGTTTCGTTTGCTCCATGAGCCGATATTCCACCCCGCACCGTTCGCCTTTGCTCTTGTAATCTCTGTCGATGCGTTCGTGTTATACATGAGCGTCTGTCCTGCAAGAGAACGGATGCGTGTTCCGTCGTATGAACCGCCGAACATCGGATAATAGAGTTTATCCGCATGTGAGCCGTCCTCCCTTACATACGCATCGTCGTTGTACGATTCATCGTACTGGACGTTTGAAATAATCATGTACTCATAGTTTCCGATTTCAAACTGTGAGAGCCAAATCTTGCCCTTGTCACCGCTACCATCGAAAACGCTCATTGCGTTTCCTCCGTATGCCGTGTTTGAGACATCGGATGCCGTTGTTCCGTCCGCTTTCTTTGTGTGGTCATTCGGGTCGAGTTTATAATCTTCTGTACCGTCATATTTGACCATAGCCGGATAATTATTCTTTACGAAAAAAACATCTCCCCAGTCTCCGAAATCGAATCGTCCGGCAGAATAATTCATTGCAGCGGGTGTCATTCCCACCGCATCAAAAAGGTATGTGCAACGTGTCGCCGGATTGCTGTCATTCTTATTGATTTTCATTCCGTAACGCTTTACGCCCTTTATTCTTACATCTTCCCCGACTGCTGCCAGTATAGCGTTTGTATTCGCATAGGTGCGGTCGAGAGTGTCTTTGTCTGCTACTTTTGTGATAATATCTCCACTTGCCATTTTTAAGCCTCCCTTACAACAATATTTCCATCGGTCATTCCTAACTTACACGCTTTACCTGTCGCAGAATCAATCATCACATTTATTCCGGCTGCTATACCGTTGCACGCTTTCGCTGCCTGTTCTGCTTTTCTCGCTGCTGATTCCGCTTTCTTGACCGCTGCATCCACTTTCGTCTCTGCCTCCGTCTGCGATTCTGCATCTCTTACCTGTGACGCTAAAATATAGCCATATCCCGCCAGTCGGTAATATTCTTTACCTTTTTTCGATGTCACCTTTGTCGTTTCGACCGTGACCTCCTCGCCATAAGATACCGAACCGCACACTCTACCGCTTTCATCGGGTTCACTTCTGATTCTCAACACGCCTTTTGAAATCGGTGTTACTTTCTTGTAAGTCATGCTCAAGCCTCCCTTATCGTCAAAATCCCGTCCTCAATCGAGAGAACGCAGGTCTTTTTTGTTACTGTATCAACCATAGTGTTGAGACCGTCCACAATGCCCTCACACGCCTTTGCTCCTGCGGTTGCGGATGCTGCTGCATCGTTCGCCGTCTGTGCTGCACTGTTCGCACTGTTGGTCGCCTCCGTCATGTTCTTGCTGAAATTGTTCACGGTGTTCATGTACCCCTGTGTCAATGTCAGTATTTCCTCATAACGTGCGTTATTGACGATAATCGGCAAATCAAAGAATTTGTTTTTACCATCTCCCTGTCTGACTAAATAGCAACCGGATGTGTCAATCTCAACTCCGATTTCTCTTTCCTTGAGAATCAAAGTGTCCTCAACAGCTTTCCAGTCTGCCGTTGTTCCGGTGCATGGTCTGATTGCTGCCATCTGTTCAACCTCCTTTGCCCCGTGACTATGGAATATATCACACAATCACGTTTTTGTGTTCGTTTCTCCGTTTGTTTCCAGTATCGTGGAATTATACTGCTAATTGTCGGGAGGTCGGCGTTCCTCCGTCGAAATCAACGCCCTCATTCGCCCGTCTGACCTGTGGTGTCGCTCCATCAATAAAAATCGGTGTCACGGTTCGCAGATATGGTGTTTCGCCGTCACAATCAAGATACATGCTCGAATATAACGCCTCAGCACGGTTGAAATAGTCCTGTACACTCTCAAGGATTTTCTCTGCGGATGCAAGCAGGGAATTTTGAATCGTGTCGTCAATATCCTTTTTATCTTGCTCGACCTGTTTTTTTGCCTCTGTGACTGCCGTCTGCATCTGTGAGACTTCCTGTCGAATCTGCGTCGCCGTGTTCAATGTCGCCTCAAGTTGCTCTTGATTCTGCAATGTATCCTCTGCACGCTCTGTGACCTCTTTGCAGGCTGTTGTCGCCTTTTTGGATGCATCCGTTGCCTCATTCGTATTCTTGACCGCCTGTGAGGTGTCCTGCTGCCTCTGCTGTTCCTGTTGGATGCGGGTGTTCTCATTTTCCTGTCGCTTATCTTCTGCCGTCGCCCTTGCCTTTTCCGCTTTCACTCTCGCATTCTCTGTGACCACTCTTTCGGATTCCGCTTTCTTGACTGCTGCATCCGTGTCATCAATATTCTTGATGTGTCCTGCAATCCGGTTCTCAAGGTCTGTGAACTCGTTCGCTGACAAGATAGCATTTTCATTCCTCTGTGACGGTTCAATCTCCATTGTGAATGATGCGGATGTGATAACCTGTGAATCATCGCTTGTCCGGATTTCAATGTCGCAATACGCCGTTCCGGAGGCTGCAAGTGCTTGATTTGTCAATTCGACTGTCACATCCGAACCAGAATATGAACATGTGTTATACACATGCTTTCCGTCCGGCTTTGCGATATTGATGACCGCCCTCGCACCCGTCGGGATTGTGTACGGTTCACCATTATTGAGAAGTCTTGCGACAATGAATCGTGTTGCCTTGTCTCCCTGCTTTGCAGATACTAAATATCTTTTAGTGTCTCCGGACATTTCAAGATTGATGTTCGTTGTCAGTTTCGTCAATGCTGCCATGCTCTCACCTCCTCTCGGTGCTGCCTCTTTTATTCTCCCTGTTCTTCAATCCAATCATTGATGAATTTTTTCAACCAATCAATATGGCTCTGTGCCTCCTCGTTCAAAACCGTCATGCTGCCTTTGTTGTTGTCACTGGTGGTTTTTCCGCTGTCGGTCATTTCTGTGTATGTGAACCCCAAACGCTGCCCCTGTGCTGCATTTGTGGCGTTGAATCCTGTGATAACTCGTCTCATTCCGTTTCCTCCATTTTTTCGATTATTCGGCTTTGTTCTTCCTGCACTTCGATTTCATCCTTTTCCATCTCATACAGTAACATCATCTGATTTCTCATTTGCTCATTGAGTGTTTCCTGCTCCTCTGCTGTTATATCTTCCTTTTCCGGTATGTCTGACTGTTCAATCCTTGTGTCTCTGCATCCTTTTTGTCTTGTCTTTACTTCCCAGTAAAATTCAAGTTTCGGCATACCTTTTACCACAAAATAACCATCTTTTTCATTTGTCGATTCGACGTACAATTCACCTGCTCCCTTTGCAGTAAGCATCACATGATATTTCATGTCTTTCTCTACCGTTAGCAGGAAATCGTCATCAAGATACACATAGCATTGACCGTCCTCGTCAAGTTTTCCCGTTCCCATGTCTCCGAATGTAGGGGATGCCGTTTCGTATGCGTACATCTCGATATTCCGTCCGTCATCGGTGTGTATGATTCTTGATTTTTTCCCTAAACATCCGATAGTTCCATAGGCATATATATTATTATTCGCTGTAAATCCATACCCCCATAGAGTGCCACCGTCCTCACCGACAAATATATATTTCCCGACATATCCCAGTAACATGGAATAATTGAGCTTTGACAATGTTCCTGTTTTGAAATTACTATTGATGTACAATCCGGAATAAAATTTCGGTGATAACGCAAACACATTCCCGGCATTGGTGATCTCGCAGTTTCCTCCAATGAGCAGTGAACCTCCCGTGATTTTCAGTGCTTTCGTTTCTGCTGAACCATCTGTATTGACTTTAAAGTTTGAGTTTGCTGTCACCGCTCCATTCAGACTTATTTTTGAGGCATTTATTGACACTTTTTCCGCTGACTGGTTTATCTTTGAAATAATCTCGTTACTTCCGACCTTTTTTGACACCGTTGATTCGATTGCATCTGCTTTCACTTTGATTGCAGCGTTCATCTCCTCTGTGGTGGAATACTCTGTCAGTTTCTCGTCGGTCGCTGCGTTGGCGTTCTTCTCTGCTGCATTGGCTGCATTCTGTGCCGTCTTATTCGCTGCGGTGATCTTCTCTGACACAGAGGTCTTTGTCTCATAGGTCTTTGACACTCCTAAATTGATTTCATCGGCTTTCATGTCGATTGCCGATTTCATCTCCTCTGTGGTGGAATACTCTGTCAGTTTCTCGTCGGTCGCTGCGTTGGCGTTCTTCTCTGCTGCATTGGCTGCATTCTGTGCCGTCTTATTCGCTGCGGTGATCTTCTCTGACACAGAGGTCTTTGTCTCATAGGTCTTTGACACTCCTAAATTGATTTCATCGGCTTTCATGTCGATTGCCGATTTCATCTCCTCTGTGGTGGAATACTCTGTCAGTTTCTCGTCGGTCGCTGCATTGGCGTTCTTCTCTGCTGCTGCAACTTTCTCCGATACAGTCTTTTTTGTTTCATACACCTGTGAAACGCCTAAACTGATCTCGTCTTTTGCTGCGGTGATATGTGATTCAACATCGCTTTTTGTGTAATATCCATCTTTCAACACCTTTTTTGTATTGCTGTTGGCGATGGAAATTGCCTCCTCCGTAGCTGCTGCCGTTGCTTCTTTTTGAATATCCGCAAATGTTTTTCGTGCGTTTGAAATCTCAACCGTATTCTTTTTCGGTGTTTCCGGATATTCCGTAATTTTGACAATTCTCTGTTTTTCTTTTGTTCTGGTTTTCTTCGACACAAGCGTGACCGTGTCTCCAATTCCGTATGAAAGAATGTCTTTGTACTCCTCTGACGCTTTCGCAAGGTCAACAACCTCCGCAGTATATGCCTTGTACGGTCGTGACATTTCCTCAATCTTTGCCGTCGCATCCTCAATCAGACTTGTGGTGTTGGTGTATCGTTCATCTTTCCACACATACGCCTTGACTTTGGAACTGTACTGAAAATTGTCGATGTAATCTTTTCCGGTCAACCATTCCGGTGTGATGCCGTCTTTGCCTATCGGATAGATTCTTGTATAAAAATCATAGGTGTCGGATTTCAAAGATATTTTTCGGAGGTTTATCCCCTCTATGAAATAGCATCCTTTATCCCTGCCTATTCTTTCGTAAATATTCACCGTTTTATTGATTGAATCAATAATACATTCGCATCTATATGTCGACAGACACTTTTGTAGGACATCCCACACCGTGACATTCTCCTGCTCGTCAATGGTTCTTTTCTTTGTGACCGTGCATGTTCCAACATGCCACCCCGTACCCTCGAACGCAAACTCAAGACATGCTCTGATTGTCTGTTCATCCGATTCAAAGCCATACGGGAACGCCGTCCCCTCCAACTCCTCGACATTGAGAACGGCAGTGTATTTGTTGAATTGTTCTCCCTTTTCAACCGCTTTGATGACAAATTCATCTGTTTTTGTGTGTATATAATATTCTTCTTGCAATAAACCAACCAACGCTCCCGACGCAGGATATGCAAATGTCATTTCCTTGTCACCGGAATCCAGTGTCGTGGTGATTGCTCTGTCTTTGAATCCGTACAGCGTTCCGATTCTTTTCTTTCTGTCATCAAAAATTTGCATCGCTCTCACCTCCTAAATCCACATTGGAGTGTACTTGATTGTCACTCTTGCGTTTGTATCAGAGAATGTGAGTGCTGTTTCTCCCGACTTTAGCACTGGAAACGCCCATAAATCCACTTTGTCAAATGCGTTCGCCCCGTCGATTGTCACAAGTCCGGTTTTTGCGTCAATCGCAACCGTTTTTCCTGCTGCAAGACTTTCCACGATGATGTCATCGTCTCCCAACCCGCCGATTGTGTAGTTCGTCAAGGCTTTCTTTGCATATACCTCTACAACGCACGGAGCGTCCCTTGTGCCTACTTTATAGAACGACGCAGAGGTTTTCCCATCAAACACGATTGAGAGGTCATCATCAACAAAAAAGCCGTCAAATTCGATATTCACAACGTATCGTTCTTTCACATTCTTTTTCTCATAATCATTCGATGTAATGAATCCGATATACGTTCCTTTGTAGCCGTCAAGTTCCAGTTTGCAAGCCTTTGTGAAATTCATCATAAACTCTGACGCTGCCCGAATGATATTGTTTCTATTCTTGCCCTTGAAATAAATTGAAAGTTTCAAATGCCCCATCTGAACCTCTGTCTCAAATTCCGTCGGCAATGCTGCTCCCGTCAGCCATTCATAACTATTCGAAAATGAGGGAGGCTGCACATCGGCGGTCAACTGTTTTGCATCATATTTTCTGATGTCTATACCATTTATTTTCATCGCCCTGTTTTACCTCCCTTTTCTTCTATCCGTAACCATTTGTGCATCAACTTTTGACACGGTTCTGCTTGCAACCTCGTCTCCGTCGATATAGGTGTGATTCGTTACATAAACAATATTTGATTTTTGAACGACAGCCAGTTTCTTGTCGAGGATGTTGTTCAATTTGTTGTAAAATTCCGCAAGTGGCAAGATTGCCTCGTCTCCTGCCTCGCCTCCCACCATGAGGTTGTTGCCGTTGATTCCGAACACTGTCGGGTTCGTCATGATACCTCCGGATTTGTACCAACTGATTCCAAAATGAGGCACAGACGGCGGGTTAATTGAAAAGCTTCCACTAATCGAAATATGCGGTAATCTCAACTGTGGCAATGACCAACTAAAATTGAACGCACTTTTTATTCTTCCTAATGCGTTTGAAACCGTTGACTTTGCACTTTCCATTTTTGAAGAAAATGCAGACTTTATCCCGTCCAGTATGGAGGATGCGGTTGACTTCGCACTTGATAATTTTGATGAAAACGCTGACTTTATGCTGTTGAGTTTTCCTCCGGTCAATGTGTTCGCCTGCGACATGAGAGAGTTCATTGTATCTTTCACGCCCGTAAAAGATGCGGATACAATTCCCTTGATACCGCCTCCGGCGTTCGTGTACGCCGTTTTCATATTGTTCAATTTTGTTGAAACATTTGATTTCGCCGTCTCCATGAGAGAGGTCGCTTTATCTTTGATATTGGTAAAATCTGACGACCACTTTGTCTTGATCTCCGAAACCTTTGTTGAGAATCCGGTTTTGATCTCATTCAGCTTGTTGGTTGCATTATTTTTCCATTCGGTCATTTTTGTTGTGACCGTGGTTTTCATATTCTCCCAACCAGACGACACATTCGTTTTAATTTCCGAAACTTTCGTTGAGAATCCGGTTTTGATCTCATTCAACTTGTTGGTTGCATTATTTTTCCATTCGGTCATTTTTGTTGTGACCGTGGTTTTCATATTCTCCCAACCAGACGACACATTTTCCTTGATGCTCGAAACTTTTTCAGAAAATCCGGTTTTGATTTCCTGTAATTTGTTTGACGCATTGGTTTTCCATTCGGTCATTTTTGTCGTGACCGTGGTTTTCATATTCTCCCAACCTGCTGAAACCTTTTCCTTGATCTCGGATGTTTTTTCGGAAAATTTTGTTTTTATTTCGGAGAGTTTTCCTCCGGACAAATCATCAACAAATGTGAATCCTGTAGAATAATATCCTTTGATTCCCTCCCATCCGGCAGCAACAACGCCTTTGATACCGCCTCCGTTTTCTTCATAGGCAGTTTTCATGTTCCCCAGTTTTTCCTTTGCCGTTTCGGTCGCTGCTGACATAAAATTGTGAACGGTGTCCTTTACGCTGCTGAATACTTTCGTTGCCTCTTGTCCGATGGTACTGTTTTTTATATTATCGCCGATCTCTTTGACCTTTTCCGTGACCGCTTCTTTCGCTTTCGTGAACGCTCCCGTGATGGTCTCTTTGATTGCCTCAAATTTTTCTTTGATGTTGCTCCACAATTCGGACAGTTTTTCTTTGACAGTGTCCCAGTTTTTGTACAGGGCGACACCTGCTGCAATCAGTCCTCCAATCAGTGCCACAATCATGATAATCGGACACAGGTTCATAACTGCATTTAATGCGGTCTGTGCAGCGGTCATCCCTCCGGTTGTTGCTGTGGCTGCTGTTGTTGCTGCCGTATGTGCTGCCGTGGCTGCTGTTCCTGCCGTATCTGCTGCCGTTCCCGCTGCCGTGGCTGCTGTCTTTGCCGTAATCTTTGCGATTATCTTTGCAGCTCCGGACACAAATTTCTGTCCGGTCGTTATCGTGCTAGAGATTCCCTTTGCTACTTTTCCAAATCCGATTGACAACGGACCGATAGCAGCAACCACAAGACCCACCTTGAGGATTGTTTGCTGTTGGCTCTCGTCTAAATGTCCGAACCATTCACTTAACAGGTGTACTTTTTCGGTAAATTCTTTTACTATTGGTGCAGCCGATGACATCACTGTTTGTCCGAACTGTAATGTCGTATTTTTCAACTCGTTTAATGCGATTTTTATATCATACGATGTTGTTTTCATTTTGCTAAACGCCGTATCTGTCGCACCTGTTGAATTTCTCATTTCTTGTAAAGTTCCGTTGAAAGAATCTGCTCCATCTCCTAAGAGAATCAATCCTGCTTTTGCTGCCTCGGACGATGAAAACATATCTCCCATAGACAGATTTTGTTCTTTTGCTGCATCATTGATAATGCTTAATACATCCGCAAGGCTTGAACCGCTTGACATTAATTCCCCGAAAGATTTTCCCGTCTTTTCTCTCAATATTGTATCTGTTGTACTTCCTGTTTTTCCAAGTTCGTTCAACATTGAGTTCATGTATGTCGTTGATTCTGCTGTTGCAACACCGTTCGCCGTCATTATTGCATAGCCTGTGCATAACTGGTCTAGTGCCACGCTGTTGGCATTTGCCGTCGGAATAACTTTTCCCATCGCTGACGATAATTCAGCAACGGTTGTTTTTCCTAAATTTTGTGTCTGTATCAACATATCTGACACATTCGTCACTTCGGTCGCCTCTAAACCATAAGCGTTGAGAATAGTCGTCAATACATCCAATGTATTCCCGGATTCCGCAAATCCCGCTGTTGCTAATTTTGTTGACTCTCTTACGAAATTTACAGCATCACCCGTTTTTTGTCCTGCACTTATCGCATTATATACATTGTCTGCTATATCTCCCGCTGCAATTCCTGTTTCATTTGATAAACTCAGAATTGCATCTGACATGTCATCAACAGACATTACGCTATCATCCATAATTGTTGATACTTTTGCAATATCATCCTCAAAGTCAATCGCCATTTTCCCCGATGCCGTTGCAAAAGTCATCAGTCCCGTTGACACGACTGACATTTTTTTTCCGAAACTCTCCATCTTTTCGCCCGCTGTCTCACAAGCCTTTGCGAATGTTTCGAGTTTATGATTCTTTAATTGTTCGTTTACATCTTTTAGTTCTGCCTCCATATTCATGAGGGCGGTCTTTGATTTTTCTGTCTTTGCTGTCTGATTTGCAAGAGCGGTCTCCGTCTTTCCGATTGCCGTTTCATTTGCCTTGTATTCCTGTTCCAGTTTGTCAAGTTCCTCTTTCAAGGCTTTCGACTGCTCGGAGTTTTTTCCGGTCTCCTCTGTCGATTTTGCATAGGCATCTTTCGCAGCGTCGATCTTTGACTTGAGTTCCTCCTGCTTTGTTTTCTGTTCTGACAGTTTCTTTGTCAACTTTTCCTGCTGCTCACTGTTCAACTGCACGATGCCTTTCTGCACCGTGATTTTTTGAGTGAGCGATTCGGCTTTTGCCTTGAGGCTGTCTGTTTCTGAACCGAACAACTTTGCTTTCGTTGCTGCCGTCGTATATTCCGCAGACAGGACTTTCATTTGTGCTGCTGCCGATTTCATTTGTGACTGGTAATCACTTGAATTTGCAGAAATTTTGACGCTTGTATAAGCCATTCGGTCGCCTCCTCTCCTACTGATTTTCGTTGATTGTGTCTAATTCAAAACGCAAGTATTCCAACAACGTGACAATGTTTTCTTTCATGCACTGACTGTATGAGTTTTTCAATAGCCGAATCGCAATTTTTACAACACGGTCAACAATTTCCCCGCAGACTTTCCATTGATTTTCCTCCAGTTCTTCCGGCTCGTCCTCATAACCGTTTTCACGGTCAAATTCGTCAAATACGGACTTTTCTTTTTCTACCTGTTCAACCTCGACAATGTTCAATAGTTTTTCCGCAATAATGTTCTGCATCACAAAATGAACTGTCTTGATTGCCGTTAGAAAATCAATCGCATCAATCTCCCCGATTTCTGCAAGTGTCAATTCGTTCCCGAACAACTCCTGCATTATCTTTGTGTTGAAAAACATCACTCCGGAAATCTTTTCCGTGTGATTTTTCTCCATGAGACTGATATATTTTTTGTACTGCTCCACCGTTATGGAGTTGATAAAGTATCTTTTCCCGCTGCAAGTGACCTCTATTTCCGGCATCACTTGCCATTCTGAAAATTTTTCTCTATCTTCTCCATGCGTTTTGTGAGTTCTTCCCCGATTCCTGCATCAATGAACTGGAACTCAAGAATCAAACCTGCTGCATCCAGTCCGGTCTCCGGATTCTTTAATTCTTCGACTGTGAACTGATCTCCGTATGCTTTGCAGATAAACAGTGCCATTATCTCGATGTCCTGTCTTGTGTATCTCGGATGTGCGTCCGTCTGCTCTGCAATATCGAGGTACTCCGTGTATGTATCAATCGACATTTTCGGCATTGTGAACTCTTTGTTGCTGATGATGATTTTTCTATTCATGGTTTATCCTCCTGTTATATCCCCTGTTACGCTGCTGCGTCGTCCTTTTCCTGCACCTTTGAAAACCAGTTTTTGATTGCATCCGCTGCCTTTGTGTTCTCTTTCACAAGGTTTGATTCATCAACCGAAATTTCATACGCATTATCAAGATTTCTCTCATAGAATGAACCCTTGATGCTCTTTGTCGTCGGAGACAGTTTGCCCTCTTTTGTGCTTGCCTCCTCGCTGATTCCCTCTGCAAATTTTCCTGCGTATAACCATTTAAAATCATACTTTCCGTTCAGTTTTCTCTCACGCCATCCGATAGCGACTTCCGGTGCTTTGTCGTCGGCTGTCTTGACAAGGAAACCGTTCTCGTATAACTGACCGAATAAAATCTGTCTGTCCTGCGGTGCAAGTGCATTGACCTCAAGTTCAACCTCTGTTCCCTCGTATGAGTTGATGACCTCCTCTGTTCCGTCATCGGAGTAAATCTTTTCAGATGTCCATTTTTCATCAACTTTCGCCTTGATTGCTCTTGCCAGTTTCACCGGAGTTCCTGCAACATATCCCGTCGCATCGTTCTGTGTGATTTTTGCGATGTAGAAATCTCTACAACCGCATGTTCTACTTCTGACAATCTGCTGCACTGTTTCGCTTACCTGTGTTACTGTTTCGCTCATGTCTATTCCTCCATTTCATAAAATTTTGAAAACCTTTGTGCTTTCATATAGATTCCGTCCTCCGGTTTGGAATCGTCGCCGTTCCTGCCCTCAAACGAGAACCCATTCTTTTTCATGAGTGTCTTGATTTCCCTCGCAAGTTCAACCTCGTCACTCTCCGAAAAAATAGTGACCTGCAATGACAGCGTCACTCCCTCCGCATCATCGTCCGAAAAGTTCTCGTCGTCCTCTCCCAAATCCCACAAGGTCACATGTCTGTCGTGAATGTTCTTGTCATACCATCCTTGCATGACAATGATTCCCCCGTCTGAAATCTGTTGCAACGCATCCGATGCGTCTTTTATGATGTCCGGACTGTTCACGCTATCACCTCATTTCAATGTGTTGTCTAAATAGGATTGATACTCCTGTTCTGCGATTTTTTGCAGTTCCGCATCTGCCTCACGCCCTGTCGCATAGATAAACTCTTGAGGTGGGCGGTATATTGTTCCCCAGTTAATGAATTTCACATAAAAATGTTCGCTATTATCGGACTTTTCCCATCCGACATTCGCTGACGCTCCGGTGTCTTTCACCTTGACTGCTCCCAGTGGAACGCTGTCCGCTGCATGTGATGTGACCGATGATTTTGAACCGAATCCTCGACCGCTCAACTTTATATCTGCCGACTTTGGAATCTTTCCCGACATAATGCGTTTCACGACGGGTTCACCCTGCTCGACAATCTTTTTATTGACTGCTCGGATGTCCTCGTCGCTTGCTGCATCCTCAAACGCTTTCATGAGTTCCTGCAACCCTTGAAATTCCATTTCAATTTTCATCGCATCCCTCCGGTGTCAGATTATGACACTACGCCCCCGCTCTGCATTTCAACTGATATTTCCTGTCGTCTGTAAACATTGGAGACGCATCATATATCTTGAACTCAACGCCTTTGTACACCGCATAGAACTCTTTCAAATTCAGTCGGATTTCTTCCATCTTGTCGCACGTTCGTGTCTCAAAAACGATTGTGTTTTCAAGTCCGGTCTGCAAGGCTGTGTATTTCTCATTTGTTCCCAAACTCTTGACCTCGCACCAACAGGAATAAAACTCTGTTTCCTCCTGCTGCCGTCTGCCATCAACAACGCTCGACACCTTGCGAATTATCTTGATTCTGCCTGTCATTGTGCTGCACCTCCGTATATTTCTTTCAAAAGCATTGAGGAGGCAGCAGAGGCAAGCAGTTTCGTGTCGCTCCGGTATTTGTCACGGTTGTCGTAAAGTTCTTTCACGGATATAAATGCAAGCAGTTTTTGACGGCTTGTGAGGCTGTACTGGTCGAAATTCGGAATCAGTTCCGTCATTTCCTGCATGGTCACATCAAACATCAATTCAAGGATTTCCATGTCGTCGTCATAGTCGATGTGACAATATACCTTGCATGTGGTAATCAGACCTGCTCTGTATTTCTCTTTTTCTTCATCCGTCATGTTTCTCACCTGCTTTCAATAGCAGGACGGATTCACCGCCCTGCTGCCTTGTTACCCGTTGACAACCTCTGTGATCTCGCCTTTGATGACTGCATCCTTGTCAACTGCCTGTACATCGAAACGGTCACGAACCTTGAGACCTGTCATGTCCTTATCCCATAACCCCGCACCTTTGTCATTGAGGTCGATTGTCAGAACATTTCTGTCGAAAAGTGTGATAGCCTCTTTTAAGTCACCACAGAAAACAGGATGCTTGTACCCGTCGATTGTGTGACCATCGCTGTTCATAATCGGTGTGGATTTGAGTGTTTTCTTTGACAGCTTCACGATTCTGTATTCTCCAAAAAGCATCTTTCCCTTTGTCTGCTGTGTCGGGTCTTTCTGCAAAATATAGTTTCCGTCCTTGTCCTTTAACTTGTCGAGGTAGTTGAAACCGCTCTGATTCGTGATGACGATTGAGGATTCTGCAATCGCAGGGTCTAACTGCTCATTGAAAATGTCCTTGAGGCTGTCGAGGTTCTCCACTGTGACCTCTTTTCCCTTTGTCATTTCATTGAGTACCTTGAGAATCATTGCGTTACGGGTTGCCTTTGTCTTTTTCGCAATCCATTTGTTGATGTACGCCATGATATTGGCTGCGGTGTCCTCAAGCAGCTCTGCGGTCATCTTGAGGATTCCACCTTTTTTCTTTACCTTGTACTCAATCGGTAAAAATTCCGGCTCGTCCATCTCCGGAAAATCCGCAGCCTCGTCCACGTTGTCAAACGGGGTTGATTCTGCATCGACCTCAATGTTTCGTGTTCCGGTCTTTGTCACAACCCCCTCGACATTGACATACTGCTCAAGGTTATCGGATGAACGACGCAATTCGATGATGTCTGTTCTGATGTCCTCCGGAATGGTCACGCCGATTCCGACCTCTCCCTCACTTCCTGCGGTTGTGTCGGATGTGAGGGCGTTCTTGTACACCTCAACATCTGCCTCGTCTGCCTCTCTGTGCAGGAATCCGGCTTTGACGATGTTGACGAACGCTTTCACAAGGTTCTTTTTATCAACCTTTTTCTCCCCGCCAACCTGTTTTGCAGTGCCTTTGTTGACCTTATCCTTGATGCCGTCCTGCTCGTCCTCGTCCAGATCATAAAGGAGGTCGAATCTGTTCTGTAACTCTTTGAGTTCCTCCTTTGCTGCCTTTGCCTTGTCGAGTTTTCCGTCGTTTACAAGGCTCTTGACTTCGTTTTTCTTGTCATTGATCTGTTTCAGTAACTTCTGTAATTCCTTATTCATGACTTTCTGTCCTCCATTTCTTACATACCGTAAAGGTATAAATCGTCGAGAATCTCCCGCTTTTCTGCCTCAATTCTCTGTTCCTCTGCCTGTGCTGCTGCATTACTCCTCTTTTCCAATTCTGCAAGCACTGCATCGACAATGTTCTCCGTTTCAGTTCCCTTGAGTGTCTCCGGAATATTGTTGTATTTCTCAAAATAGTCGGATGCACACGCTGCGACTGCTGCCTTTTCTTCGATTTCAACATTGAAATACTGCTGCATCTTCTTGCTGTCGAACCATGTCTCATTGCTCATGAGGCTCTGAATCTTGTCTCTTGTGACACCCTCCTGCACATGCTCCATGTAAACGTCGAGGATTGAATCCTCGCAGAGATTCAACTGCTTTATTACTGCCTTGAAATCATCTGCGTTGCCGTATGCCATGCACAACGGTTTGTGAATCATCGCCTGTGCCCCTGTTGCAAAATGCAGTTCATCGCAAGCGAACATGATGACTGATGCGATGGATGCAGCCATTCCGTCAACATATCCGACTTTGTGTCCGTCGTATCGTTTTAACTGGTTATAGATTGCCAGCCCCGCAAATACGTCTCCACCTCCGGAATTGAAATAAATATCAATATCCTCATAGCCGTCTAACTGATTGAGAAAATCTGCGATGTCCTGCGGGCATCTGTCCTCCTCGTACCACATGGATTCCCATGTCGCTGATACAATGTCGCCGTAGAAATACAAGGAACATCTGCTCTGCTCCTCGTCCTGCTCCAAATCCAAATAGCCGACATTTTCAATCTTTCCGCTGCGTTTATTTTTCTTTGTGAAATCAAAACGTCCTTTCTTTGGCATGATTATTCACCTCCCTCCTGTTCGTCCTCGTCCTCTGCCTCGTCGGTTTCGTCCGGTTCTGTTGCTGCGTCCGGCTGCTCTGTGTCCGGCTCTGTTTTTTCTTCCGGCTGCTCCGGTTCTTTGGTTTCATCCGGTTCGGATTCACCTTTCAAATATGCTGCTCCCGCCATCGTCAGCGGTACGATGCTGCCATTTGCAAGCAGAACATCGCCTCCCTCCGCATCTTCCATGTCGAGTTTACGTCTTGCCTCATTCGGTTTGATAATCATTCCCCCGACACCGTTTCTCAAATATTCCATCTGTGTTTTTGAATCGGTGCGGAACAATACCTTTTCGTTGAATTTGTAATAATACCCGTCGTCTGCATCTTCATCCGACAGCATCTTGAAATTGATTTCCTCCTCGTACTGCTTGATGATGAACAGTTCTGTGTCGACGTAAAATGATAACTGCTGCATCTCGCTGTTACTGTATGACGACTTTGAATAGTCGTTGATTTGATTCGGTTTTACCCCGAACGCTCCGGCGATTTGCAGGGCGTTATATTTTTTCAGTTCAAAGAACTGTGAATCTGTCAGTTTGATGTCGAGAGGTGTGAGTTTCATCCCCAACGGAACGGGCAGGATTTTTCCTGTATTCTTTGCCCCGCTGCCGAACTCCTCAAACGACTTGACGAGTGCTGTTTTCGCTTTTTCGTTCAGTTCTCCGGTATATTCAAGAGTTGCCTTTGCTGTCAGACCGCTCTCATATAAGTTGTTCATGAACGCCTGTGATTCGGATGCACCTGCAACCGTATCTCTCAATATCTGCTGCACTGGTAGTCCTGTGATTCCGTCAAAACTGAATGATGTTTTGAAGTGCATGACCTCGTCTGTGCTGAACACATATTGACGACCGGATGTCGGGTCTGTGTAGACGTACCACAACCGCCCCACTCCTGCGAATATTCCCGCATCGTCAACAACGATCTGCACACAATTTGACTGCATAACCCACAAATCTACAATTTTGATTTCACCGCCGTATTTCTTGCGGTCAAACTTCTTTCTCATGTACACATAGGCGTTTCCGTAATGGTTGCGGTTAATCTCAACGGTGTTCCAAAATGTCGTAGGGGTCATGAATGGATTTGGTCTTTTTGAGAGCAGCTTTGACGTTTCTGTCGCCTCTGTCTCAATGATTCCCTTGTCCGTTTTCTGATAATATTTGATAGGCATTTTCGCAAGGGTCTCCGACAGCATCTTGAGACATGTGAAATATGTGACCTCTGATGTCGGTTTCCCTTTTCTTTTCAGTCCTATCCTCTCAAGGAACGACGGTGAGTTCAGTGTCACAACGCCTCCGCTGTCCTGTGGTTCTCCTCTCCACCAATTTGAAATTTTCACTCCTAATCTCTGAAACGGATTCATTTATTTCTCACCGCCTTTCTTCATGTATTTTTCAAATTGCTCAAGCCATTCATTGACAGTTTCATTCACATCCGGACGGTATTCCTCTTTCATTGCGTGTTTCCATGCGTCTATGATAGCGTCAATCGGGTCTATTCTCTCTGTCGTGATGTCTTTGTCAATTTTTATTTCGCCGTAGTTGTTTGAGATGGTCTTTGCGTTTGCGATAGACCACACAAGCAAGCCATCGGCAGGAACAACAATCTTGTTTCCCTCTTTTCCGACCTCTATTCCCTCGATTTCCACGTTGCCCGCCAAAATCTCAAGTCTGAAATCGACCGTCGCATCGTTCAACTCTTTCGCTGTCTGTGTAACAGAGATTGAATCGAATCCCAACGCCTCAAGGTCTGACAGGAACGCCGATGCGTTGTGCGGGTCATAACATATCAACTGCGGTTTGAGGTCGTATTCTTTCACCAAATCCTCAAGATATTTGATGATGTATTTGTAATCTGTCTTTATTCCTCCCAGTGTCTCGGTCACTGTCACAAGACCCTTTTCAATCCATACGTCATAAGGTACTTTGTCGGTCTTGATGTGTTCATCCACCCTTGAGGACGGAATGAACGAATGTGTGTGTACAAAATATTTCTTTACTCCGTCAACCATGAACGGAATCACGATTGCGATTGATGTCAAGTCGCCTCCGGATGACAGGTCGACCCCGACATAACATTTTGACCCTCTGAAATCCTTGAGTGATTTCAGAACGGCACATGCTTTCCATTTTGCGATGTCCTTGATATACAGTGAATTTGACCACTGCATCCACATATTCAACTGCTTTACGAGGAAATCTCTCAAATCCTCCCCGCCCATATCACGGGCGGTATGTGCAATCGGTATGAGGTTTTCAAGAGCATCCATGTCAAATTCAAGAATTGGGTTTGCTTTTATCCAGTTCTCCGGAACATATCTGTCGTCATGTTCGTCCATCTGTGCGATATATACGAACTGACTGTCGTTTTCAAAAACGCCCTTTAACAGATTGCAGCAATATTCATACAATTTATAACAGGGTGATTTGAGGTCGAACCCTGCTGTCGTGATGACCGAAATCAACGCTGACTTGAGTTTCTTGATACCTCCCTCAAGCAGCTTGTACATCTGATTCGTCTTGTGTGCGTGATACTCGTCGACAATTCCCAAATATGCACGGTGTCCGTCAAGTGACTTTGTATCACCGGACAGCGCTTTGATTTCTGAATGTGTCAACAGACAGTCAATCGTGTGGTTGTGGTCATGCACTTTGAACCATTCCGACAAATCCTCGTCCGAATTGATGAATTTTGCGACCTCGTCAAAAACAATGTTCGCTTGGTCTTGCTTGGTAGCCGTACAAAAGATTTTTCCGTACTTGTACCCGTCAAAATTCCCGTAATAACATGCTAAAATACCGTTGATGAACGATTTTCCGTTCTGTCTGCCTAATTGCACATAGGACGTTCTGAACCGTCTGTATGATTTTTCCTTTGTTCTCCACCCGTTGAGTGACCCTAAAATAAAGCACTGGAACGGATATGCGGTCACATGCTCGTTTTCTTCGCCCTCTGCAATGGTCAATTCCTCTGCAAAATTGATGATTTCCTCTGACTTTTCAACGTCGAAATAGTATTTGTACGGTGCTGCTTTCGATTTCTCAATGTCGTCGAGGTGTCTTTGACATGCAAGTCGGACATATTCTCCGGCTGTTATCTTGCCCGAAACAACATCAAGGGCGTATTGTGTGCAGCGGTCTTGTGTTTCTCCTGCTTTCGCCATACCTTAATTTGCATATTTCGCAAATTTATTCTCCGGCTTTTGCTGCTGCGGTTTCGGTGCGACCAAACGGCAGCGTGAGGAGACTGTCAATCCGAAATCCGATGCTCCCTGTCTGCACTGTTTCATGCAGCGGTCTTGAATAATCATGAGACGCTCACGTTCACCGTTCACGACCTGCCTTGTACCGACCTGCACACGTTCTTTTTCTCCCGTGTCCGGATTCGTCTTTGTCTCATATACCGGAACATCCTCCATCAATGGAGTTGCTCTGATTTGCTGCGTGATTTCGATGTACTGGTCTTGTGCAATGAGCAATCTCGCCAGTGCATCGCAGTCAACATTCGCAATCAGTTTGATTTCAAGTAATTCTTTCGCAATCTTCCGGAACTTTTTCTTTTGCTCCGGTGTCAAATATGACGGAGGTTTCACTTTGTTGTTCGGTGCTACAACCTCGGCGTTTTTTCGTGCCTCAATTTCTGCTTTTGTGAGGTGTTTTCGCCCGTTCATAACAACCAAATCCGTGGGTTGTCTCTGCCCTGCCATGTAGCAACAAACCCCCTTTCCGTCAACATTTCAGTGATTTTGTGTCACATTCTGACACCCCTTTCGGATGTATCTTTCTGCTGAAATTCCCGTGGGGAGTTTTCTCCAAACAAAAGAGGGGGTGCGACTAGAAATGAATCGCACAAAACTTTTTTATATCCCCCTGCCTCTCGAAAGTGGTACTCAATCAGTGATCTCAACTGTTTCTGTGTTGCTCTCATGCTTGCGTCGCTCTGCTTATACAGAGCCGTGATTGTATTGTGTGTTTTATGATTGAGAGGTATGAGGTTGAACGGATTCAAACGCTGCTCCCAGTCGTCCTCAAGTTCAACGATATGGTGAACAGGATTGCATGTGAG